TCAATTTTCTTGTTTTTGCAGTTACAGTATCTGATGCGATTACGAAACCCATTTCTTTTGTAGATTTTCCAAGAGTCTCAGCAGTTGCAGTTGCAATAGCTCCACCATTTGCAAGACTTCCAGAGAAGTTCTCAAAAATGTGTTGTGCAAGTGCTTCAGTTGCAGAATAAACTGCAGTAACTTCAACGCCTTCATTTTGTGTTACAGTTGATGCGAAACATGCCATTTGTTCTGCAACAAATGTACCAGAAGTATATTTTACAAGTAATGTATTACCTTGGATTGCAATTACTGTTCCAACTGCAGCTTCTGTAGGATCTGCTCCAGTATCATCTGTAGTTGCAGAAATTCCACCTGCAAGAGTAGCTGTATCATCACCAAGATCTGTAGTTGTTGACATAACAACAACTGCGAATGTATCAACTGCATCTTGTTCTGTTTTTGTTCCTTGGTAAAGTGATTTTAAACTAAAAATCATACCAGAAGGCCCAGACATTGGTTGTGTACCAAAAATATCTGGTGCGATTAAACTTGGCGAAATTCGTCTCACCATTGGAATTAGAACTGGTGTATATGCTGCAACATTTCCTGCAGCAGTTGTTTCTTGCAACTCAGTTTGTTCTAAAATTTCAAGTTGAGTAGCTAAAAGTTCATATCTACTTGAATCAACTTTTGGCATTCCTTCAACTACTTTTTCCCATTTATCAGTTCCCTCAATAACAGGTAACCATTTCTCGATTAGTTCATCTGTTGATTCAGGAAGTACTACTTTTTTATCAGCCATTTTATAGCTCCTTTTTTGTTGTATTAGACTTATCTTTCAAGATACTTATCGATGCTTGAAGGTTTTACTTCCTCTTCAAGATCCTCTAAATCTTCACCGTCTATTTTATCATCTGTCTTTGTTTCTTTAACTTTTTCCATCACGATACCAATTTTTCGTTCAAAATCTTCAACATCACTGAATTCTAAGCCCTCAAGTAAAGTATGAACTTCTTCAATTTTACTTTCTGCTAATTCAGATGTTATTTTTTGAAATACTATTGCTTTCTCGTACTCAAAAATTTGTTTCTTTGATTCAATTTCTGTTTCAATTGCTTCATTTAATTTTGAATTTGCTTTTTCAAGATCAGTTTCGATTTCTTTAACTCTATCTACTTCTGCTTCAGGGATTTCAATTCCTAATTCTTTAAAAACTCCCTTTGTAGCTTCAATAATTTTTTCTGCAGCAAGAACTTTAGAACCTGCTTCGATTGCAACTTCGTTTTCTTTTAAGTATTCATCTGTTGCGTACTCGATATATTTATCTAAAGACTCGATTAAAGAATCCTTAAATTCTGTCATTTCTGCTTCTGATTTTTCAACCAGTTCAGCTTCTTTATCAGTAAGGTCAGCTTTTACTTTTTCGTTAACCATTACTTCAAATTGAGCTTGTAAGTCGGCAATAAGATCCTCAGAAAGAATATCTTCCCCAAGTTTTTCTTTTAAAGCCTCAATTAATTTTTTCATTATTTCTCCTTAATATTTATATATAACACTTATGCTTTCATATATATTTATCTTTTATCTATTATCTATTATGTACCAGAAACAGCAACTGTATCAACATTTTCTATAACTGTTCCATTACCAGCAGAATCAACCCAAATAAGGATTGCTTCATTCAGTGCATTCAATGTTAAAATATTATTTGTTCCATTGAAAGTTCCAGCAGTAGCAGTAACTGTATGTGCAGCAGTACCAGTAGCTGAAGTATCTTTAATCATTAAAAAACCTGCGTGATTACTTAAATCTGCAATAGTTGCTTCAATAATTGTGTCAATGTGATTCAATTCGATTGAAGTTACACCAGATGTAACTGCACCAGTAACTATTAATTCTTGAACTCTACCTGAACCAACTTCATCTTCTTCAATGCCTGCAACTCTTACAGTTACACCAGCATCTCTTGCATATGCAACAACTGCTTCATCATCAGACATTTTAATATCTGTTACTGTAAAAGATTCACCATAAGCAAGCATTCGTTTGTATTCAATATAGTCTTCTGGAAGAACATCTGCAGCAAGACCATCAACAATTGCTAAATTTATATATGTGTTTCCTTTTCCACCATTTGTAAAAATTACATCAACTACAGCATCCATTGAATCCGTAATTGAATATACGGTAGTATCTGTTGCTAATACTAATTCTGCAACTCCTAATCTACCTCTTTTTGTTTCAGCCATATTTATTCTCCCTTAATTCGTTCCAAATAATCAGCGAATATTGTACTCACTGCTTTATTAATTTCTTCTTTTGACGATTTTTGTATTAGTCTATTATATTTATCCAATGACTCATTTATGATTTTTTGTTCAATTACTCCATGAGCATTCATTTGAAATTCAATTCCTTCAAGAACTCCTTTTACAAATCCCTTAGGAGCAGAAGGGTCAGAAACCAAATCTCCCAATGATATCAAGTAAAGATTCTGTACTAAATTGCCCTTATCTTTTGTTGCTTTTATATTACCAAGACCCCTGGAAGAAATACCTAATTTTACTCCGCCTTCAAGTAAATTTTGTACAATTTTTCCAGTTGGAGTATCAAGTACTTCAGCTTTAGTAATAAAGTCTGAGCCATCTTCTTTAACGTCTATAAACTTATGTGATACTCTATCTAAGTTTATAGAACTGATATTACTATCAGGATGGTTCAATTCACCTAAGGATCTACCATCAGTCATAAATTCTGCAACATGTTTATCTATTGCTTCTGAAAGAATGGCTTTTGGGTAAGTCCGTTTGTTTTTGTTTTGGATATCACCTTGTAAAGTAACTCCAGATATTGTCCATTTTTTGCTGTTATTTTCATCTAAAGTAGATTCATATAACAGTTCTTGTTGAAGTTCTCGTATTAATTTCATTTTTAGTCTCCGTCTTTATCATCAGTGATATCATCAAGGTTTTTGTCCTTGTCGTCATCAATCTCTGGCTCAACTTCAGGATTCAATTTTACTTGAACCAATTTATCAAGCTGTGATTTGAATTCTTTAGTGAATTCAACTGGTTTATGATCATTTGCATGTTTTAATAAATCTGATTTGCTCATACTTCCTCCATTTTTGTTTTAATATATATGTTATTATTCCTCATCGTCTATATCCTCGTCGTCCTTGATTTCGCCTGATTTTTCCTCATCTTCTATTCGCTTCTTTTCTTCTTCTATTTCGTCATCAGTCATTTTAAAAACATTCTTTAGTACATATTCATTGGAGAAGTATTTACCAATGTAAGGTTCTATTACCTCTGCTAATTCAGCTCTATTTTTTAGTATCTCTGATTCGCGCACTTCAGCGAAATAAGAATCTGTAGCCCAGTTAAGTACAAAGAAATCTTTCCAGTTAACCCAGTCTTCTGCAGTAATAATATTTTTAAATATGCACTGCTTTTTAAGTAAATCAAAGAATATAAGACCGAATTTGCTTCTCAATTTATGAATGAATTTTGCAAATCGTACTTCATCTCTGGACATTTCCCCTTGCATGTTACCAAAACCCATCATTGATGGTTGTTCTTGATCAAATCTACTGTAAGGTACTCTTAGGGATTTAAGAAGTTTTCGTTTAAAGTACTCTATATCAGTTAATTCACCGAGAGTTTGACCAGCAGGTAAAGTATCAATTTTCGTACCTCTTGAACCACTACCAGATTCTGAACTTGGAAGCCAGAAATCTTCAGTCATAGTCATTGAATTCTTTTGCTGATTTACTTCCCCTGTATTTGAATCATAAGTTATTTTATTTTTAAATTTTGAAATGATCCCAGCCATATACGATTCAGCTTTAGATTTATTCATTTGGCCGACATCTACATAGAACACTCGTCTTTCTGGTGCTCTCGTAATTCTATATATTACAGCTGCATCCTCAAGCATTTTAAGTTGATTGAATGGTTTAAAAGCTTTATGCAAGTACGAAATATAGAGTTTCTTATCAGGAGTTGTTAATCCTGAAGGACAAAAAGTAATATGATCGGTTGGAATTTTCAGTGCATTGTTAGCATTTTTATCTTCATATATGTAAAAGTATATACCATCTTCCTTAATTCGTTTTAGAGTCAAAGGAGAAAGAACTTTTATATCTTGTATACCAGATTTAGGTTTTTTTAAATCTATTACTCCATGTAAGTAAAGTCGTCCATCCTCATACCACTGTCTGAAAATTTCATCGCCGATTCTATTAAAATCCATCATGCGAACAATCCCATTGAACTCGTCTTTTATTTTGTCTGCAATACTCTTCGTGATTTCATCATCAAGGACTTCTAAGCTGACTACTGTTCTTGTGTCAATTACCATCGCTTCATTTGTAATTTCTTGAATGGCTGCATCAACTTCTGGAAACAAAGACATATTTCTATAATTCAGTACAGCTTGTTTTACATTATTTACAGTACTATCAAAATTTATAACTGTACGAATAGAACCATATCCAGAAGCAGAAGTTGATATAATTTCTACTTCTGGTTCAATTTCTGAATTAGGAATCTGTACTTTATTAGGAACTTCTGATTCAAGTTTTTGTTCCTCTTCTGGTTTAAAAATTTTTGTTATCTTATCTAAAAAAGACATATATATCCCTTATTTCTTTGTTGTACTTTTATGTTGCTTAAATTTTGTTTTAATATCCTTGAACACTTGCGAATCCTTTTTACCCTTGAACACTGGTAGAACTTCTTTAGCAATTGAGTATGCATCCTTAAATTCCTCATTATCTTTTATATCAAATAACCGTATATTAGATTTGATATGTGATACTAAGTATTTTCGAAAACAATAATTCGCCATACCTAACGGTATCGAACCAGATTGGAATGCTTTTTTTACATCCTTATATCTTAGATTGCCTTTTTTTGAATTCAAGTACTTCATAAATTTTAGTCTTTGGGACCAATCAAAATAATGTACATTCAATCCCCACAAATAACCACCACCGCCACCAAGAATAAAAACATATGGTAATTGATCATAAACTTCAAGTGTACTCGCTGTTTTAGGTGTTGGATAATAATACAAAGCCATTGTACCAAGGTGTATTTTTCTCGATTTCTTTACTACTTCGTAATCACTTTTCGTAATTTCATCAATCAGATTACTTATTTGTTTTGGTAGTTTCCCCATATTGTATTTATCACTTTAAATGCTTCTCTGTTAGGACTAAAAATTGCCAACCTCTTTTTTTAGCATAAGCAGTGGCAGCTTGCCACTTGCATTGATTTGTTACCCAAGTAGCAACCGCTGATTTATAATTATTAGTTATTCGTTTTGGTTTTTTTGGTTCAACAGCTTCACTTGAACTCTTTATCTCAATAAGTTTTATCTCTGTACTGTTATTTTTATTCTTGTACTTAACAATCAAATCAATGTAGTACCGTCTTTGCTTATTTTGTACTACATCATAGTACGGAATTATAATTTTTTCGGAAGCAATATTAATAACAGATTCTGAAAGATCAAAAACAGTAAAGAATTTTTGCTCAATTGAGCTTCTATATATTATTTTAGAAGGGTAGTACCATTTTCCAGGATTTTTTGGTATGTACTTCCCTTTTCTTGCTTTAGAGTACTTAGACATTTAAAGTTCCGCTTGGGTAAAATAACCCTTTGTCAGTTAGGTTGAAATTCGTGGTTGTCCACAGGGCTGTTCC